TCGATGGCTTGCTTTCTTTTTGCAGTTAGCTGGTTGATTCTTTTTTGAACATTGTCACTGTAATTCTCTAGCTCGGAAGAATCTTCCTCAGAAGAATTACGAACAATTGTTCCTGAATCATTAGATAATGACTCTTCAGAAGAAGCTTCAACTGTAGAAGTTTCTTGCTCATCAATATCAACTGAAACAATCTTGTTTTCAGGTTCTTGCTGTTGATTTTCTTCGTTCATCATCATGCTCCACACTATACATATGAAATATCAGCAGGGTCAAGGATAGTGGCGATAATATTATCGTCATTTATGAGGCGAACCTCTAAACCGTCCACTTTAAACCTATTCCCAGCATATCTTCCCATTAACACCCAAGAACCTTGCTCACACCATGGTCCTGTTGGGAATTTTTGGGAATCATTATATGCGTCAGGACCAACTTTTACGACATATGCCGCAACAGTTGCAAAGCTCTCTCTTTCGCGAACCTTATCAGGAATATAAATACCCCCAGCGGTCTTAGCCTTCATGTAATACGGAATTACCAGAAGGCGATAACCTACAGGTTGAGGAAGACGCTCAAGTGCAGAAGATTCCATCTTTGATGGATCTTCGTTGTTCTTGCTGTCTTCATCGTCTTGTTCGAAAGCTTTTTCTATAGCTGGAGGAATATCTGATTTTGGAGCATCAGACTTTGCCATTCTTTCTGGCACAAATAGCTTTTTAGCCATCCTCTATTTCCACACCCTTCATCGCGGCTCTAATAAGATCCTCACATTGGGTCAGCCCGCGTATTTGACCCACTATGAACCGGTAGTCCTGAATGGTTTCTACCGCACCATCCGCCAGCCTTTGCGTCATATCCGCTTTTTGCTGACGTATGTCTCTCAACACAAACTCTGCAAGAACAAGAGCATCCATTATTTTTTACCAAAAAACTTAGTTGCCGACCTTACGGCAAAGCTGGCGCTCACAATTACACCCAAGGTGTACTGGTAGTAATCTGGCATGGCCTCTAATGCTGCAAATCCTTGTGCCACAATGCTTCTGCCCCAATCACCGCAAAAAGCTAAGATCAACGGGATTGAGAACAGGATAGTCAGCCATTCGTCTTTCCATGAGTTCTGGCTGCCCTTCGCCATAAGCTTTTCCCAGTCAGCCGTAGATGTGGCCGCTGACACCATTACCTTCGCTTCGGCCTCTGCCTTTGCTTTGGCAACAGCCGATTTACCGCGCTGTTCTTCTGTCTTTTTGTCCATCCATGAGCCAACAAGTCCTGAAATTGGCCCTATTAAAGCTTGTATCATTTTCTAGCCATCCAAGCTGTTGTTCCCATGTACGCACCGACAATACCCGCGCCTGATATGTAAAACAGGTTACTTATGTCAGATAAGGCTTCAATTTTTTCAACTGGCATAGAAAACATCGCCACAGTAAATATGCCCATGCCAATCAAGGTGTATCGCGCCATCCGCAATTGAGCCAAACTCTTCCGCAGGTCGCGTTCTGTCTCTCGTATCTCTTTGGCGTGTTCCAGTTCCTCATCCGTGATTTCACCGTCCCCATCAAGGTCGTACTTGGCGTATGCAGTTTTTTCTTGAAACTTTTTAGGTGCCATCACTGCCCCCTAAGTGACGCGAAAATTTCTTTTGCGCGAGACACGACCTTGACCACGGCAGACCGCGCCCCCTTTAGCAAATCGGAAATCATACTGTTTAGTTTTGTGATCATATTTGTACCCCTTCTTTGACGCCTCCATAGCAGCTTTTAGATCTTTTAGCTGCTCGTCATCTAAGGCCAAATATAGATCTTTAAGATCTGGAGTGGTCGAAGACCTGTCATTGTCCTTTGCCATCACTTAACCCCTAAAAATCTTTGTGGCCTAGCAATCGAAGAAAAGCGAGAAGCAACGCCACCCTTATTTTTTCTTTGCGGCTGTTTTCTTTTTGGGCGCGGATTTTTTGGCTGCCGGTTTGGCTTTGACTTTTCCGCCGTTGACAACGCTATCGCTACTGCTTGCCTCTGAGGATACCCCTCCGACCTCAATTTGCTGATGTTGTCGCTGATCGACTTCTGGCTGCTGCCCTTTTTCAATGGCATTTCTACGCTCCACCTTTTTGGCTTTTTCAACCTCTGCAACTTTGCGGCGAATAGAACTAGCTGACATTACTGCCTCCTGTTTATGATATTTGCGGCAGCAATGTCTCTTTGCGCCTGAACACGCTCTTCTGCCACTCTAATACGTTCTTCATTTGCCCCCTCCTGCAAATCAAGACGCTGTTGTGAGAGAAGAACATCGTTACGCTCCTTCTCACGCTCCATATCTTGCTTCTCTTCGAACTGACGAGACTTCTCTTGAATCTCAGCACCTCGTAAAGCAAGTTCTTGCTGTCTAATAGCCACTAAAGGATCTGTGCCATCAGAAGGGGCAACTGCTTGCGCATACTGTTCGGTAAGCTCACCTATTAAGATAGCCGCACGGTCATTCATTTGGTTCTGAATCTGCTGCATCATCATCGGGTCTTGTTGCATCATCATCTGAGCCTCAGGGGGCATGCTTGTCATAATCTCCTGTTGGGCTTGGATTTCTGCCATCATGCCAATATGTTCAGAAATGTGTCCCTGAAGAGTCATGACAATATTAGCGTTAGCTTGAGAGACAGGCGTTGAAAGCATAGCCAAATGCGCTTCGATATGAGCGGCATGGTTCTGCTGCGGAAACGCTTGCAGCCTCTGATTTCGCAATGCTTCCTGATTTTCACGCGCAGGATTCATGGGTTGTGGTTGTGGAGGTCTTGGCAAGATTGAATCTATGTTCGTGACACCAAGAGCCTCGTACATTTTACGATATGCTTCATACAAACCCTGTGGGCCACCATGAATTTCAGGGTTTGACTGCACAAGCTGTAATTGCGTCTGTGCCAGAGCAATCCGCTGCGACATAGAGAAAATATTTGGGTCAGATACAGGCAGAACGTCGATTCTGTCGTCAAAATCAGCTTGTTTTATTTCTGGCGAGGCACCCGGAACTGCATATGGATATACAGGGGCGCTGAATTTAGCAAAAATACTAGCGAGAAGCTTAAATTCCTGCCTTTGAGAGTAATGAAGGCGCTTATGAATAGCACTCATCACTTTTGTGCCACGCTCCATGATAGCCATGGTTGTGCCAACGGGGGTTTCTCCACCCATTTCACTAATCTTCATGTCAGCCATGGATGCAAAACGGCGTCCAGAGTCAACAAGAGTACCCATAAGCTGATAAAGAGTAGATGACGGCTCTTTAAATGGCAGCGTCATGATGGATTGACGTATATCCATGCCAGCAGCATCAATATCACGGAACTCCCCCGGTTGAAGTGGCTCATCTTCGTCTCTAATTCGCGCACCACGGGCCTTAAAGCCAGCAGGCAAGTTAGATAGGGTTCCGGCGTCTATAAGTTGCCTGAGGATGCTTGTAGAGGCTTGTGACAGACCTCCAATCATGTGAGTCAGGCCAAAGCCATAAAAACCAAGTCCGGGTAAGAATTTATAGTGAACAAAATATTGTTGACGACGCATTAAAGCATCATTCTGATTATAATTTCTGCGAATGGACAGAATATCACCAGTAGACTCAAGGATGGTGACGATATACGGCATCTTGAGGCCGCTAGGCTCTCCATCAGCGTCCATATCTTCGAAACCATCAAGATCTAGTGATGTGTGAACCTCATACAACGTCATCTCGTATGACGGACCGGACAATTGTACGCCTTGAGCATCATCAATCGCCTCTTGAACATCTGAATAATCACCTGAATTAGAACCACTACTCGGCAATTCAACGTCACGATAAAACTCAGCAATCTGCATCTTACGTATTTCATTACTATCCATGCGAATAACATGAGTAATGCGTGGAGATGTTAGAAGGTCCGTAGCCCCATAAGGAACAATGAGATCTTCAGCGTGAACAAACTTGCTCACGCCTCGCTGGAGAAGCGGATCAAAATAAACCTTCTTAAAAGTAGAGCCTACAATCGGTAGATAAAAAAGCATCTGATCCGTTTCAGGGTCATACTCCTCCATCTCGTAAGTAAGCATGTAATTCATATAATTCTTCACGCGCTCAGATTGAGCGATAACCTCCGGGGTTTCCATTCCCATAATCTGAGTGCGAACAGGCCCACCAGAAGGCAGCATTTCACGATAAGCTTGAGCCTGAAACTGCGTTACAGACTCAGACAGGAGGGGATGAACTACACCTGTAGAGCCAGCAAAAGGCTCACTGCGCTCATCATATTCCATGCCAAGCAAATCAATGCCACGCTTGTATGTGTCTTCCCACTCTTTGCGTGACGACAAATCCTCCTCAATGTCTGCCACAAGATCAGAGGAGACACGCATTAACTCGCTATCATCAATATATTCAGCCAGATTCGCATCGAAAGGAACTGTAGCTACTTCAATCTCTTCTTCGATCTCGCCAACAAGAACAGACCCATCATCCATCTTTTTAATGCTAGGCTCTTCAGACAACATAAGAACGTCGATCTCAGCTTCTTCCTGCGCTGTAATTGGAGCGTCGCCGCCAGCGCCAATTCCTTTTTCAACGGCCATCAGTCACCCCTTTGCGCTGCGTCATACGCTTTCAAAGATTTATCTAAACCACTAAATCCATAATCTCTTTCAAGGCGAGATATCATGCTTGCTTCTCCGCCCATGAGATCAAAATCCATTTGACGCTCAGTATCTCGCAAAGCCTTAGCAAATGCTTCAGAGCGAGACATTCCCTGACCATAAAACATAGGCTGCCCTTCAGCGTTAACGTTATATCTTTCAGCAGCATAGTTATTCTGAAGCGTGTCTAGAAACCCTTCAGGCGCGGGAACGTTCTTTGTGGGCATGCTTTCTGCCAAATCATCCATATATTTTGCCTGATCTGCAAAAGCATCATCTAAAGCGCGATACTCATAATTCTCTAAAGCAGCTTCTTTTTTTGCTCTT